AACCATTCTCTTAGATCAAGGCTTTGCAGGAGCAATCATTGTGATTCTGTTCCTTTGGACTTATAGAACTGATAAAGCAAACAGGGCTGTCCAAAAGGAGAACTTTGATAAATTTGTCAAGATTAGTGCAGAATGCTCTGGTCACATGGCAAGTGTAAGTGCAAGACTTGATAATATAGAAAGAGAAATTGAAGCAAGTAAAACAATAGAAATGATGAATGTAAGAAAGGGATAAAATGATAGGACTATTAGCTCCAGTAATATCAGGAACAGTTAAGACTTTATGTATGTCAATGCTCTCAGAGAAGCTGCTTAAACAGGTGATCCTGATTTTGCTAGAGCGACTTGTGAAGAGTACAAAGAATGACATTGATGATCAAATTCTAGAAGCCTATAAAAAGAATATGTAAAAGGAGAAAATATGCCCCAAGGAAAAGGAACATACGGTACAGAAAGAGGTAGACCACCTAAGAACGGTAAAAAACCCAAGAGAAAAAAATGAAATCTTTTATAATATTATGTTTGGTTACTATAGTAGTATACGCAGGTTACATGCAAGCTACTGTCTATGGACAAGAGAAACTCAAGTTCAACACAAAAGAAACTCGTGAAATGTGGTACGCATGTTCACGCCAGTTTCAAGCAGTTGCTCCTCAACTTCATGAGATAACTAGAATATACCTATGTGACTGTTATACTGATCACATGAGGATTAACTATACACCGGATGAAGTGAAAGCACTTACTAAAGAAGAGTCACAAATACTAGGACAGAAGTTTAAAGAGATTTGTCCTCTACCTACACCTCAACCTACAATAGATACCTAATGGGAGCAACCAGTAAAAACTTTAGTGAATCAGAATTAGCCTGTTCTTGCTGCGGAAAGAATAAGATGACTCAGGAAACTGTGGATGCCCTACAAGCATTACGAGATTCAATAGGAAAACCAATTTCTTTAAGCTCGGCTTATCGCTGCCCTGACTATAATTCTAAGGTCAGTTCCACAGGTAAGGATGGCCCTCATACTACTGGCTGTGCGATAGATATTCGATGTTCTGGCAAGACTGCATGGGAGATTCTCAGCTTTGCTATGATCCGTTCTAAGGTCTGGAAAGGAATCGGAGTTAGTCAAAAAGGAAAACACGAATCTCGATTTATTCATCTTGACACTATTGATACTGATATGCGGCCTTGGGTATGGAGCTACTAATGTGTAAATGTAAAGATTGTAAATGTAACCCTTGTGAGTGTAATTAATATGGAAAATAAAAAACTTAATGATTTATACGATGCAGTAGCAGATGAGTTACTAGCTAAAATACAATCTGGTGAGGCTAAACCAGCAGACCTAGCAGTAGCAGTTAAGTTTCTAAAGGATAATGATATTACTGCTTTACCTGTAAATGACAATGCTTTACAACAACTAATGGAGAGTATGCCTTTCCCTAGTGATGAGGATATATCCAAAGGTAAAACTTCTTTGACTAATTAATACATGAAGAAAAAAATAATACCTAATAAACCACAAGATAATATATTAGAAGGTGGGAGTAAGGGTGGAGGATTCCAAGTATCGTGGGGAGGTAAATCTTCACCAGCTAAAAAAGTTAGAACTGCTACTACTACTGCGGCTGTTGCTAGTAAGGCTAAAGATGCGAAAGATGAATGGGATTTATTAAATGAAGAAGTATTTGAAAAACCTTATTTAGATAGAATAAGATTAGAGGAATGGGGTAGAGGAAACTTAATTGTTCATGAAAATAGATTTATGGATTTTGCAAATGGAGAAAGAAAAGCAAAACCTATTGTATTTTATCATGGAACTCCTACAATGATTGGAACATCTTTTACGACTGATTACCAATCTAATAATGAAGGTAAACCTTATGGTAAAAGAGATGATGGATATTTTGGAAGTGGTATAAGTTTTACTACAGATCTTAATAATGCTCAAACATATAGAGATAGTAAAGATGAAAATCTAAATCAAATCCGCCTTACTGAAATATCAGAAATTAAAAAACATTCAGGTGGTCTATATAAACCTGAAATAATAGGTGTCTATTTAGCACCAGAAAATCCTCTATATATTGCTGTGTATGGTAGAGAGTTAGGATATGTAAGAGATCCTGAAGATTATAAAAATATCGTAGCGGCTACTTTACGCATTATTCAACGAGAGTCTAAGAATCTACCAGAAAAACAAAAAGATATATTATTAAATTCCTTTCATCATAAAGTAATAGAGATAGCGGCATCTGCTAAAAACTTTATGAATCCTGAAACTGTTGTAGACGATGGTGGAAATACAGATTTAGATTACTATAGTAATTCTGCTAATATTCTTCCCGGTATGAAACCTAAATTTCCAGATGAAACATGGAGATGGCAGTTTCGTCATCCAACACGAAGAGGTGAACTAAATATGGAAGAACTTGCATCTTTTGTTAGATCCGGTGATTTTACAGATATTGCAAGAGAGGCAGGATATACGGCATCTATGATTCAATGGCATCCTGATAGTACAAAAATACAAAATCTTGGAATAGAAGATGAATTTAATATGGAGGACTATCATGAAGTACTTATTTATGGAAAAAAACAAATTAAAGGAATAAAAAATAGAGGTACATTTGATGATACAGAGGACTTAAACACACAGTATACACCTAATAAATCACTCCAAGTAGCCTAAATAGTTAAAGTATTGATTTTATTATATATGTTTAATTAACTCCCATTATAGTTATAAGAGAGGGTTAAACATATAATTAAAAGGAATAAATGAAATCAATATTTACAGTTATTTTTACACTTATACTACCTATTACTATATGTGCAACAGATTTTAAGATAATAGAAATCTGTAATCGTATAGAAGGTTGTCCAGTTTCCACAGATTCTTCTACATCTGATGGATATTGTCCAACATGTGTGAAAGAAACCATTATTTTACCTAATTTAACTCCACCAAAGAAAGGATCTATTAAACACAAACAAGTATATGAAGTCTCATCAGCTACAGAATTTTCATATACAATGTGGTTACAAGAATATTCATTAAAATATCATTTCTAAATGGATAATAAATTAAAAGATTTCCGAAACTTTCTATATGTGTGTTGGAAACATTTACATTTACCTGATCCGACACCTCTTCAGTATGATATAGCAACATTCTTACAGAATAAACCTAAACGTGGAGTCATAGAGGCTTTTCGTGGAGTAGGAAAAAGTTATATTACTTCTGCATTTGTGTGTCACACTCTTCTTCTTGATCCAGAGATGAAAGTTTTAGTAGTCTCAGCATCAAAAGTAAGATCAGATGATTTTTCTACCTTTACTCAACGTCTTATACATGAAATACCAATCCTTCAACACCTAAGATCACGTGAAGGGCAAAGACAGTCTAAGGTAGCATTCGATGTTGGCCCTGCACAGGCCTCACATTCCCCCTCAGTAAAAAGTGTGGGTATAACAGGACAATTAGCAGGTAGTCGAGCAGATCTTATCGTAGCAGACGATGTGGAAGTTCCTAATAATTCCATGACTCAGGCTATGAGAGATAAATTATCTGAGGCAGTTAAAGAATTTGATGCTATTCTGAAGCCTGAAGGATCAATTATCTATTTAGGAACTCCCCAAACGGAGATGTCCTTATATGAAACACTACCTGAAAGAGGTTATGAAGTCAGGATTTGGCCTTCAAGGTATCCTGATCAAAAACAAGTTACTCGATATTCTAATAAACTCGCACCATTTATTCAAGATAGGCTTGATAATGGTTATAATGTTGGAGATCCTACTGATCCATTACGCTTCAACGGGGAAGATCTAACAGAAAGAGAATTATCATACGGAAAATCGGGTTTTAATTTACAATTTCAACTAGACACTTCACTTTCAGATGCGGATAGATATCCTTTGAAACTGAGTGATCTAATAATAATGTCTTTAGATGGAGATAAAGCTCCAGAAAAACCTGTATGGTCTAGAGATCCAGAGAATAAGTTAACTGACCTTCCTAATGTTGGTCTACCGGGTGATGCTTATTACTCTCCTCAAACAAAAATAGGAGACTGGATAGAATATACAGGAAGTATACTAGCTGTTGACCCAAGTGGAAGAGGTAAAGATGAGACTGGGTACGCAGTTGTAAAGATGTTAAATGGTATTCTATATGTTCCTGAGTGTGGAGGATTACAAGGAGGGTATAAACAGGATAATTTAGAAGCATTATCAATCATTGCCAGAAGAAATAAAGTTAACTTAGTTCTTATAGAGTCTAACTTTGGTGATGGAATGTTTATGGAACTATGGAAACCTGTTCTTAGTAAGATATACAATGTCAGTATGGAAGAGGTTAGATCTAATATTCAAAAAGAAAAAAGAATTATAGACACTCTTGAACCTGTGATGAATCAGCATAGACTGGTTTTTGATCCTCAAGTAGTTGAAAAAGACTTACATACTGTACAAAACTATCCAAGTGAAAGTCAGGCTAAATACATGCTCTTTCACCAGATGACACGAATTACAAAAGATAAAGGTGCATTAATTCATGATGACAGGTTGGACGCTCTTCAAATGGGAGTTGGTTATTGGGTCGAGCAAATGGCTACTGATGCTGATAAGGAGGTAGAAGTTCGTAAAGGGAGGTTAAAGGATGAAGAGCTTGAAAGATTTGTACAAGGTGTGATGTTAACAAAATATAAAGAAACATCTAATGTATGGATGGATATTTAGTAAAAAAATGTGAAGGGGTATTATAAACGTAGGATTTAGGAGTTTCCCCCTTTCCATATTTTAAAAAAGGCAAAATTCTTACCACAAATTCAACAAAGTATCAAGATTTTTTCAAAGTTTTTTCCTACCATTGGCAAAAAGGTATGGAGGGTATCAGATTGTGAAAGAAGTATCAAGGCCTTTGTAGAATCTTTGCCTGTTTGTCTCTATATCTGTATTTTTTCAAGTCTCAAACCTAGCAATTGCAAGGCCTCAAGGCATGAATCACAAAAAAAATGCATCTAATTGAAAAAAAACCTTGATATAATTTTTTACCTATGAGAGGATAGTACCATCAAATCGGAACAGGCAAGTAGAAAACCTGCTCCTTGATAGGAGGGTCTTGACCTTTTACTGATTTGCCAGTTTGTCTCTTATTAATGAATTAGCTTTAATTTGCAGATTGACGTTTTTACTTGATACTTTGTTTTTTATATTTTATAATTGTAGCACGTTCTTTGAAAATTGAATCTGAATAGCTTGTATGCTGTTAGTTGAAGGCAGATTAATCTTTAATCTAACAGAGGCTTATGATCTTTAAATATCGCAAGTATAATATCGGAACGATTCCATGCGGTACGCTAGGGAATTATGAAGGTATAGTATACGATACTACTAAGGACATTAATCCAGAGGCAGAGATGCCACAAGTAATTCTGGATGCTGTGAAGGCATACGAATATCCTAACTTTAACATTACCTTTAATGAATTGATCGAGGTATGTCAGGAGTACGAGGATCGAAAGAAGAATATTAAATTTACTGAAATTAATTACTAATATTATCTTCTGCCTTCTGCTAACAGCATATAAGCAAATGACTGTGCCTAGTATGGGTCATGGCTTCACTTAGGAGATTCTATGGCTAGATTTAAATATCATACAGGAATTGTCTCAGTACGAGATAATACTCCGGCACTACAAACTATGACTATCGACCAGTTAAACGATCTTGGAATAACTGAACCCTGCGAAATGCGAGTAGTAAAACCTCCTAGTTTTCCAGAAGGTATATCTCCGCAAATGTCAGGATTCTGGAATGCAATGACTAAACGTAAACATTTTAGGATTAGGCGTAAAAAATAACTTGATACTTAACTTGTCATGATTCATACTAGGTACAGTCAAACACAAGTTCTCATCTTTGAGTAGTGAGCATAGGAAGGATAGCTATGGAAACACCATTCGATGTTTTAGGAACTACTCAAGATTCTAAACCTTTTGTGAGTATGGCTAGGTATATTCCATTCTCCGAAGAGAATTTAGAATTTGCTCGTAAACTTGCAGTAGCAAGATTTAAATGTACTCGTAGTGATATACGTGTAAGATGGAGAAATTGGGCTGGTGGTCGTGGTCATCATCCACAGCATAATATCAAGAGTGAGGCAACTCATTTTGATGTTTACTACAGTCCACGTAAGCCTAAAAAAGTGGAATATACTACAGATATGTTTGGTCATATTATACCAGTATCTTAATCTAATTTTAATCTAATTAGTTCACTACTCTAAGATGGGAACTTGAAAACTCGTAACTAGGAAGGAATCTATGTACAATCTTCATAATCCGAAGGTTCGTAGATTTGCACAGTTATCACCAAAAAACCTTGAATGGGTGATTGCTTTTGTATTCTCAACTATCAGAGTACAGACAAGCATGTTACCTCGTATGATGCGAGAGTATCGTAAACGTGGTCTAAATTCATCGTGGATTTGGGGAAATAAAAAGACTGGTCTTGCCTATGTTAGGAAGAATAGGCAGGATTTGTACAATCGTATGATGCGAATTATACGTTCCAATAAGAAGGATATGGAACTTGAATTACTTCTTCTTTTCCTTGAAGTACCGGGTTTAGGTCTACCAAAGGCAGGTTTTACTTGTCAACTGGTAGCAGGGAAGGTAGGATGTATGGATGTTCATAATATCCGTAAGTTTTTACCAGATGTTGATGCATCTGTAGGTACTCCTTCACACTTCCAAACATCAGGTAACTCTGATTCTGTGAAGTTAAGGAAGGCTAAAGAATATATTAAATTGTGTAAGGATATAGGTGGGTGTAAGTTTTTGTGGAATACATGGTGTACAGATAGATCTGTAGACTATCCCAAACACTTTCCAACACCTTTTGATGTCTCTGCTGTACATGAAAGTATATGGAGATAATAGAATAAAAGTAGAGTGGCTAACTGTTCGCTAGTGATTTAATGATCTAGGTGAGGTCGACCCAGTTAGAAGTTATCAGTCTAGTTTGAATCATGACTAGAGTCCTTGTCTCATAACTGTGAGATTCACTCTACTTGATATGTTTAACCCTCTCTCACACATACTATAAGGGAGGTTTATTGTGTAGCGTATCATCTTGGAGAGCATAATTGCCACGCCCTCAACAACATCGAGGAAACGAGAGCCAATCGCCTAATAGCAATGTTCGCTACACTTAACCATCATGAGTTAAGGTAAATATGTATGATTTACATGAGATTACCATACAGGAACGTATAGAGTATGGTATGACTAGAACCTATCCCATGAATAAATTAGGGAAGGACTATGCCGAGAGGCTAGGTAAAAAGACTTTAACCGCAGGAGATCTAACTTTTATGGTGGCTCTTGGGGTAAAGATTAGACACGTACAACCAAATTATAATTACTAGAAATGACAAGAGTGGTAGTTGCCGTAATAATTCATGAGTCCACTCTTGATGACACTCCTATTCACTCAGAGAGTCCAGTAATAGAGAATACACCTTGCACTACTGAGGCTATTATAGGAAGTAGTGGCGAGTGGATAGGGTGTCTATACTTTAGGGCTAGTGAGTGGTCGCTGGTCTATCGGGAGATAGTTTGATGCAAGCCATATGGCAGAAGCTAGCCCATTTAAAGGAGGTACAATGTTTAAATTTATGTTAATACTATTTATACTTTACAATAGGGGTTGGTGGAATACGAAGCGATGCTTAAGTGCATATTAAAATCTTCTAACCATTAGCTCCTTAATGGGTAGGTATGCAAACTGGATAAGCAACCTGACTGTAAATCAGGCGTGTGCACACATTTGTTGGTTCGAGTCCAACCCTGCCCACCAACTAGGGAGGAATATGACACGTATAGAAAAATTAGAATATATTAAGGAGATGATCATTGAGATCTTGGAAGAGAATCCACAGTTTAATGATCTTGGAAAATTAAAAGAACAATTAGAAGATTTACTATTCATAATAGAAGATGTACCAGAGACATTACTATGATATGCTCATACTGTTATAAGACAGGAACAACACCAAAGCATGACGTTAGTCATTGGTGGAACGACTCTGAAGGCTCAGTTTATGTGTGTTCAGATGATTGTAAAGACAAGTTAAAAGGGTTACTAAAAGATGGTAAATGGATGACTCACAAACCAGAAAGGATGTTTGGGAAGAAAGATCCTGACTATGTGAGTCCTAACTTTGGAGCAGTAACAGTTGCCAAATGATTTTGAAGTAGTGACCACCCTACGCTACAAGACTAAAGATAATTTCAAGGGTGCTATTGTTAAAATTAAATCTAGGAGGAAGGATGAAAAGAAAAACCTTGACACTACCAAAAAAACTTGATAGAATGTTTGGACAGGTAGTAATAGACCTCAGAGGATCAAGAGGTGAACAAAAAGACAGAGATCAGATACGTATGTATGAAAGTACAGACGAGAATTGGTCAGGACAACGATAGGAGGAGATATATGGAGAAAAACCTAATGGCAAAGACAAGGCCTGTAGATAATCCCTACGAGATCTGGACATGTGAATCACCAGATGGTGTATGGGAATGGAGAGTCTTGAAGAAGTGGCAGAAACCATCCAAAGAAGCAGAGAATCCGTATGCTAGGTGGTTCTGTGCAGTCAAGTCACCACACACATATGGATCATGGGAGTATGGAGATACTTACGTGAGAGATGTCAAAAGTGTGGCAGAAAGACAAGACAGACCGAGAAAGTGGGCACTATGATTAACAAGATTAAACTAGATTGGTATAAACATAAACAATTTCTAGGTGAGATACTATCAGACTTGGAATACTGGAAGTTTGAATACGAAGTAACCTTAGAAAATGGAACTCTCATAATAAGTATTTATGGAGCAGGAAAATGATTGAATTATTAATATGGAAATACCTCATATATATTATATTTGTATGGGTGACAGCAGTCCATTGGGGTGATCCTCATGGATTTTATTGGATAACTTACTAAAAGGAGGAACATGGAGTGGAAGGACATTCTAACTAAGCCTGTCTTAGTAGATACTGTAACAATTAAGTACAACAGTAAATCACAGGCAGAGTGGGTAGCTATTGAAGATATGCACCCTACACATTTAGTTAATGCTATATACAAAACAGTAAAAGATGGAAATCACCTTTGTAGTAGCTTCATCGCAGAGAAGAAGCAGGTCGAAGAGGTGGTATGGAATCTGTGAAAGAAAAATCCCAAGAACAGCAGAAGAAAGAACATCTTGAACGACTGGAAGAGTTACACAGGAAAGCAAGAGGTGGTCTGCAAAAAAGAAGAAAGGGAGAAAACGAATGGCATTATATATAGTAAGAAATAAATTAGATCATGAGTTCATTGATGGGGAGTTTAACCAGAACTCTATACTCGGAATATTTAATACGGAAAATTATTATAATCTATTCCACATAGTAAACGAAGCAGTAGATGCTTTCACTACCTCGTTTGTAGAATTACCTACTGATACTGGTATATATTTTACAAGAGGAGATAAAATTTCATTCCAACCTCAATGGGATGGTGGAGAACCAGTTGAATTTGAGGGAAATCTCATAGAAATAACTGAGAACTTAGCCTCATTCCTTAATGAGGGAATGGAGTGGAAAATATGGATTTTAAAGAAAGATAAATTATGGTGGTCGTTTGTTGAGAAACCCTATCTAGTAAATTAATATGGAGGATTTTATGAGAATGTGGTTCTTAAATCTTCCCGACATACTAGTATTTTTTTCAATATGGTGGGCAGGATTTTTAACATGTTTCACATTAGTAATATTATTTATATTAATATTTCTTTTTAAAGAAGGATCTTTTACTTTAATTTGTAAACAGGAGGAGGAGAAGAAAAAAGAAAATGAAGTATATAATTTATACAATGACATTTAGTTTATTAGTTTACTTTTTTAGTTTACATTGGTTAGTCATCTTTTTATAAGGAAGGCATGAATATATTTGAAGAGCAAAGGAAATTAGAAGAGGATATGATTGAATTCGGAATTGAAAAGTTCCGTAAACAAGTGAGAGAAGCAAAAGAATCTTCCTCAGAGTCCACATCTTTACACGGTATTCTACTAATGAAGCAGAGTGTAGATAAATTTGCCAGAAAGATAGACTCTTTTGTAGGAGAAGCATTACAGGGTGGAGCAGGAAGAAAAGCATTATCAGCACCATTCCTTGCGATGTTAGAGTCAGAAGTATCCGCTTTTATTACATTAAGATCTATCATGGATGGTATATCTAAGTCACAAAAATTGACTAATTTAGCCTTCAAGATAGGTCAAGCATTAGAAGATCAAGTTAAGTTCAATATATATAGGAAAGAAGATAAACATTACTTTGATTATTTAGTTAAACAAGTGGGAAAACGCTCCGCATCTCGACATTATCGGAGGTATGGTCTGTTAAAACATTGTAAAAACAAGATAGACGTAGAACACACCGATACATGGACAGTTACGGAGCGAATCCAAGTAGGATTGAAATGTGTAGACTTACTTGTACGATCTACAGGATTAGTCAAAGTAGTCACAATGACTAAGGGAAGAAAGAAGAAAGAGTTAACTGTTCTTCCTACTGATACCACATTGGACTGGATTGAAAGAATAAATAGCAAGGGAGAACTACTTAGTCCTGCCTATGCACCGATGGTATGTAGTCCAAAGAATTGGACTTCACCTTTTAGTGGTGGGTATTTAACAAAGAGAATTGGATTTATTAAGACAAGTAATAAGAACATAGCTAGTGAGATAGCATACCATGATATGAAGCAAGAGTACAGTTGTGTAAATGCACTACAGAATACCCAATGGTGTGTAAACAAGAAGGTACTAGATACTATGAAAAGAGCATGGGAACTAGAATCAAGTATAGGTTCTATGCCCGATAAAACTGAGGCCACTATACCACCTTGTCCTGCCGAGAAAGGTATGAAGAAAAAAGATATGGACGAGGAAATGTATAAGAAATTTATAGACTGGAAAACTATAGCATCAGAATGCTATGCAGAAAACGTAAGAAGAAAGTCTAAGATTTTACAGTTCATTAGAACATTAGCTATGGCAGAGAAGTACTCTAAGTTTGAAGGATTGTATTTTCCATACCAAGTGGATTTCAGAGGAAGAAAGTATACAGTAAGTTCTTTCCTTACTCCTCAAGGTACAGAATATGCTAAAGCCTTATTAACTTTTGCTAATGCTCTACCGATAGAGAACCAAGAACAAGCAAATTGGTTAGCTATTCATGGTGCTAACTGTGCAGGAGTAGATAAACTTACCTTAGATGAAAGAATACAATGGGTAGAAGATAATACTGAGAATATAATAAACTCAGCTAAACATGAATTAGACTGTGGATTTTGGAAACAGGCAGATGATCCGTGGTTATTCTTAGCATTCTGTTATGAATGGGCAGGATTCAAGAAACAAGGATTTGGTTATAAATCTTCCCTTCCAGTAGCATTGGATGGAAGTAACAATGGTTTACAACACTACTCGGCAATGTTGAGGTGTAAGATAGGTGGAAAAGCTACAAACTTGATGAATAAAAAAGAGCCACAAGACATATACCAAGATGTTGCCGATTGTGTTCTACGAGATGTACGTAAAGAGATGGAGGACGGAGATGAAATGGCAGAGAAATGGCTTAATTCTGGACTCATAAATAGAAAGATGACTAAACGACCAGTTATGGTAGTGCCTTATGGTGGTACTCGTTTTAGTTGTAGAAGTTATGTAGAAGAATATGTGAGAGAAGCAATTTATGATGGAGCAAACTGGCCTTGGGATAAGAACTTACCTTTATATATTCCAGTTAATTGGATCACTAGTAGAGTATGGAATGCTATAACGGAAGTCGTAGTGAGTGCAAGGGAAGCTATGGATTGGATTAGAAAAGTCTCTAGTTTAGTGAGTAAACAAAATTATCCCTTGATATGGTGGATACCATCTGGTATGATAATACATCAACAGTACAAGGATATTTCTAAGAAGAAAATTTTTACACATATTGATGGTGTACTTGTGAAACCAACAGTACAAGTTGAAGATGACTCAGGAATTGATAATCGAAGATCCGTTAATGGATCTGCACCTAACTTTGTACATTCTTTAGATGCTTGTGCATTGACTTTTACAGTTAATATGTGTCTGAATAAGGGAATAAACTCGTATCAAATGATACATGATTCGTATGGAACTCATGCTTCCAAGACACCAGAGTTAGCACAGTTATTAAGAGAAGCATTCGTTAAACTATATAAAGAGTTTGATCCTCTTGAAGAGTTTAAACAATCAGCTTTGGAAGTTATGGACTATGTTCCTAACCCTCCAAAGAGGGGAGATTTAGACATAGAAGAGGTACTTGAATCTAAGTATTTCTTTTGTTAATAAACTACCCTTATAGTATTTAATCAATAACTAACCATTTAAGGAGGTTACAAATGGCAGATAGAGTAGTATCACCATCAGGAAAGGTGACATGGGCATATATTGAACGTCCTAACACTAAGTTCTCAGAAGAAGGAGAATATCAGTTGGCGTTTACCATTCCACGTAAGGAAGCTAAGAAGTTTATGGCTACCATAGACGAGTGGATGGAGTCCTCCCAAAAAGAATCGGGAGCAAAGAAACTTGCTGATCCACCTTACAAAGAGGATGGAGATGATGTTCTGTTTAAGTTTAAGCAGAAGCCTTTCTTCAAGTCTAAGAATGGCGAGAAGAGAAAAGCAACAATTCGCTTGATTGATGCGAAATTGAATCCTTGTAATGTATCTATTGGTCGTGGTTCGGATGTTAAGGTTTCATTCCGTCCTGCTTTCTGGACTGTACAAGGTGGTGCAGGTGTTACATTGTACATGGATGCCGTGCAGGTTATCAATCTTATTCCTTACAATCCTATCTCGGATATGGGCTTTGAAGAAGAGGAAGGATATGAAGATTCTTCTGGGTCTGTTACAAGTGAGTTCCAAGAAGAGGATGAGGACTTCTAAAGGTTTTCGTAACCAATTTGAAGAAAGATTAGCCTCCTTCCTAGAGGAAAAACGTGTAGCTTATGAATATGAAACACGTATTCTAAGTTACACGTTGGAAGGAAAATATAAACCTGATTTCATTTTACCAAATGGAATTATTATAGAAGCAAAAGGATTTTTTAGGATCACAGCACAGAGAATTCTTAAAGCTATCAAGAAACAACATCCCGAACTAGATATTCGGCTTGTGTTTTATGATTGTAATAAAAAAGTGCAAGGTTCTAACCTAACGTGTAAAGCGTGGGCAACTAAATATAATTTTAAATTTGCAGACAAGGCAATTCCTATTGAATGGATAAAATAAAAAGAAAAGAAACTAAATATATAATTATTCATAGTAGTGAGACAACGCCTAGTCAAAATTTAAACAGTAAGGACTTAAATAAATTACACAGACAGAAAGGTTTTCTGAATGTGAAATACCATTTCATTATAACAAGAGATGGGGAAGTGGAGGAAGGAAGAGACATGGAAGAAATAGGAGCACATACCGAAGGATATAATGATATATCTGTATCAGTATGTCTTATTGGTGGTGTCGCTGTTGATTCTGAGGTCGAACCTCGTATAAATTATACATCAAGACAATGGGATGAGTTGAAAAAATATATTATGTATTTGAAGTATGTGTACTCAGGTGCAACAGTTTTAGGATTCAATGAGATTGAAACCACTCAACAATCACCATACTTTGATGTTCAATCATGGTTAGATTTTTAAAAGGAAGGAAAATGGGAAAGGGAATACTCAACAGAGGTACACAAGTTCATAAAAGTAAGAAGAAAAAAGAATTAGATAGAAAATTTAAGATGAGGGAAGAACTTGACATGGAGGAGACATATACATTTCAACAGGTACGAACATTCGTAGATCGAAGTGATATGTCAGGTAAAAATTTCAAGGTGGATAATGTTAAAGTTTCATTTGATGCCGAGACTTTACCTGAAGTATTAGACCAAGTGAAGTATTTCTTACATAGTTGTGGATTTACTTATATTAAATCATTAACAGCAAACTCTAAATTGGATGATAAAATATGGAACTCTTCGGAAGAGAGAGATTAGATAGAGAGGACTCTACTTTAGTTAACCATATTCCCTGTCCTAGTTGTGGATCTCAAGATAACCTTGCTATATATGATGATGGTCATGGTTACTGTTTCACACCCGGATGTGGTTATCATCGAACAGATGAGGGTGATAAAACAATTAAAAGGAAGGAAAAAATGAAAATGGATTTTGTATCTGGAGACAAAACACCTCTTCAAAAGAGATGTATCTCGCAAGATACTGTTAATAAATGGGATTATCAGATTGGAACTTTTAAAGGTAAGAAAGTCCAGATAGCTAATTATCGTAAGGCAGAATCAGGTGAGGTAGTCGCTCAAAAATTAAGATTCTCCAATAAGGATTTTCTATTTATAGGAGATACCAAACAGGCAAATCTTTTCGGTAAACACCTTTTCTCTAAGGGAAAGATGATAGTTGTGACCGAGGGAGAAATAGATGCGATGTCAGTATCACAGGCACAAGGAAATAAATGGCCTGTAGTCTCCATATCTACCGGATCTGGTGGTGCAAAGCGTTGTCTCCAAAGGGAGATAGAATATTTAGAGGGATTTGAAACTATAGTCTTGATGTTTGATCAAGATGATGCAGGAAAGAAGGCTGTTGAGGAATGTGTTCCATTATTTTCACCCGGAAAAGTAAAGGTAGCACAGTTACCTATGAAGGATGCAAATGAAATGCTCCAAGCAGGACAAGAAAAAGAAATTATTAATGCTATATGGTCTGCCCAAGTATGGCGACCTGATGGTATTATAGATGGAAGAGATCTCTGGCATTTAATATCATCTGAAGATACTGTAGAGTCTTTTCCTTACCCTTACTCTGGTCTGAATAACATGACTCAAGGCTTGAGGAGAGGAGAAATAGTAACCATTACAGCAGGAAGTGGTGTAGGTAAGTCACAAGTATGTAGAGAAATAGGTTATTCTCTCATGTTACAAGGTCATAAGTTAGGATATATTGCATTAGAAGAAAATAATAAGCGTACTGCACTTGGATTTGTTGGGTTATATTTAAATAAACCTGTACATTTACAGAATGTGGAGTGTACTACTGAAGAATTAAAAGATGGATTTGACAATGTAGTAGGTACAGGTAATTTATTTCTCTATGATCATTGGGGAAGTGTAGAACCAGAACATCTTTTTAATAAGATAAGGTACTTAGTACGAGGAATGGAATGTGATTGTATTATATTGGATCATATTAGTATTATCATCTCAGGACTTACAAGTGGAGGAGATGAACGTAGAATGTTAGATTTTGTAATGACTAAACTTAGAAGTTTGGTAGAAGAATTACAATGTGCCTTAATACTTGTTTCTCATTTACGTAGACCAAGTGGAGATAGAGGACATGAGGAAGGAGTACAAACTTCACTCAATCAGTTACGTGGTACTCATGGAATTGCACAACTATCTGATATTGTTATAGGTTGTGAGAGGAATCAACAAAGTGAGGACAATCCTAACCTAACTACAGTAAGAATTCTAAAGAATAGATGGACAGGTGAGACAGGAATTTGTAATGCAGTTGAGTATTCAAAGGAGACTGGAAGGATGGTAGAGGTTTCTACAGATAATTTTGAAATTGAAGAGGTTGAAGATAACCAAGATTTTTAGGGAGAAAAAATGGAAGAGGTAATCTTAGATTTAGAATCGGATGGGTTACTAGACACTATAACAAAGATTCATTTGTTAGTGTATCGTAACCTAAATACAGGAGAACTAACAATTTCAAGTACTCATTCTGAAATTATAAATTCTCTTGATGATTTACAAGATAAGAAAATCATTGGACACAATATACTAGGTTTTGATTTAATAGCATTGAAGAAACTTTATGATTTTTCTATTCCAATAAATCAGACACTAGATACACTCATACTTTCAAGATTAATTTATCCCAATTTAAGAGAGACAGATTCAAAAGTTAGGAAGATCGAAGCTAAACTTTGGGGAAGCCACTCTTTAAAGGCATGGGGAGAACGATTAGGATCATTTAAAGGTACTTTTAATCAACAAGAGGATGCCTTTAAGGAACTCACCACAGAAATGATAGACTACTGTGTTAATGATGTTCATTTAACAGAGTTATTACATGAACATCTATCTAACAATCTACCTTCCAAAGATTCTATAGATTTAGAACATCAAATAGCAGACATATGTTTGAAGCAAGAAGAAGCAGGATTCTGTTTTGATGAGGAACAAGCTGTTGAATTATACTCCGATCTTGCAGATAAAAGATCTAAACTATCTACAAAATTAGGAGAGGTGTTTGGATCATGGATAGTAGATGAAGGACTGAGAAAGAATGATACATATTCAAAGATAAAAATAGTAGATTTTAATCCTAATTCTCGTAAGCATATTGCAAAAAGATTACAAGAATTAAGAGGGTGGACTCCAAAAGAATTCACTCCTTCAAATGAGCCTAAAATAGATGAGAAAGTTTTAAGTAAATTAAATTATCCCGAAGCTAAATTAATGTCACAGTATTTTATTTTAAATAAACGTATTGGACAATTAGCAGAGGGGAATCAAGCGTGGATAAAACTATCGAAAAAAGGGAGATTACATGGAAAAGTTAACACAATGGGAGCACAGACTTCACGGTGTTCTCACTCGCACCCAAACCTCGCTCAAGTTCCGAATCTTAACGCACCCTTTGGGAAAGAATGCCGAACATTATTTCGTGCTGATCCGAAGATGGAACTTTTGGGCGTGGATGTTTCTAGCTTGGAACTGCGTTGTCTTAGCCATTACCTTGCTAGGTATGATAATGGTGCATACGGTAGGGTACTATTGGAAGGTGATGTCCATACAACTAATCAAAAAGCCGCAGGATTATCTACGAGGGATCAAGCAAAAACTTTCATATATGGGTTTCTGTATGGTGCGGGAAATGAAAAAATTGGTCAAATTGTAGGTAAGGGTAGGGCCGAAGGTTCTCGTTTAAAGAAAGAATTTTTAACTAAAATTCCTGCCTTAAAATCTTTAAGAGATGCAGTTCAAAAGAAAGCAGAACGAGGTTTTTTAACAGGTTTGGATGGAAGGAAAGTACCAGTACGTTCTACCCATTCAGCTTTGAACACTTTACTACAATCAGCAGGAGCAATAATCTGTAAAAGATGGATTGTTGAAATGCACTCTTTACTTGAGGAGGAATTTAAGTATGGAGAAGATTATAAACAAGTAGCATTTGTTCATGATGAAGTTCAACTTACAGTCAAAGAAAAATATGCGGAAAAAATTGGAACACTTGCAATCGAAGCAATCAGAATTGCGGGAGAACGGTACAATTTTAGAATTCCCCTTACAGGAGAATTTAAAACAGGCCAAACTTGGGCAACCACACATTGATGCTACTGCTTTTGGTATGGCAGGAGAAGAAATTGTAAGGTATCTTTTACATATGTGGAACTATTCAATGTTTGTTCCATTAAATCCATCTTCACCTTTTGATTTAGTCATTAAAAATGATGATGAATGGATTACTATACAAGTTAAACATACTAGATCTGTCTCTGTTCCATTAACAAGGGAAGGTAAATCTAATGGAGCACGAATTAAAAGGGAATATAAGAAGGGAGATTTTGATTATCTTTTTGCATGTAAATTTCCTTATATTTATATTGTTCCTTGGAAGGATTTAAAAAGTCATTCATGTTTTAGTTTCAGTAAGTATGAAAAGTATCGTCATGACTTGACAGATTCATTAACATACACAAACAAAGTAATATTAACAAAGGAAGAGAATGAGAGAACTATTAATTGATGCAGATATTTTTCTTTATAAAGCAACTCGTCTTTCTGAAAGAGAAATTAATTGGGAAGGAGATTCTTGGACACTTCATTGTGATCTAGCAGAAGTAAAAACTATAATTGATGATCAAATATGGAAGGTACAAGAAGGTACACAAGCTGATAAAGTTTTATTATGTTTTTCAGATAAAAGAAATTTTAGAAAAGAAATAAATCCTGAATATAAAAGTAATAGAAAGGGTGGAAGGAAACCTATGTGTTTTATTCCTGCACTAGAATATTGTAAGGAAACTTACCCTTACAAGATATATAAGTGGTTAGAGGCTGATGATGTAATAGGTATTCATGCTACTGAAAAATCAAAAGATGAAAGAATAATTGTAAGTGAAGATAAGGACTTACTAACTGTTCCCGGTTTACATTGGGATTTTCAAGAAGAAAAAGTATTTGAAAGTACGGAAAAAGAAGCAGACTATAAATTCTTTTACCAGTCTTTAATCGGTGATTCTACTGATAATTACAAGGGCTGTTCCGGTATAGGCCCAATATCTGCCGGAAAAATTTTAAGCGAAAATTCAGATTCAGTTTTAGATATGTGGGAAGCTGTATTAGAAGCATTTAATAAAACAAAACAAGGAGAAGATGAAGCCATTAAAAATTGTAGAATGGCTAGGATATTAAGGGACGGAGAATATTATCCAGATAAAAATGAGATAGTATTATGGACTCCGAAAGGTAAAGCAGAAATATTTAAGGGAGAGAAATATGACTAATTACACAATGGATGCACAAGAACGTGAACGTGAACGAGTGGAACGATGGAAGAAAGAAACAGATTCCACCGAAGGTTTTGGAAGAGATGATCAAGAAAATATAAAAGAACTTCAAGAAAAACCTTATGTTTTAAAAGACTTATTAGAAGTTAATGATGATTATAAAGATGAAGAAGTTACAAATCCTAAACATTATGATAAAGTAGGTTTTGGTATTCAGCCTTTAGAGTACATCATTGCTAATGAATTAGATTTTTTAGAGGGGAATGTGATTAAGTATGTCTCACGTTATCCTCATAAAGGAGGAGTTAATGATTTATTAAAAGCTAAAACTTATATTGAACAACTTATTAAAAGAGAGAAAGGAAAAGAATGAACACACTACCTACACAATATCAACAGTATATTCACCTTTCTAGATATTCCCGTTGGGATTATAATAATAAAAGAAGAGAAACATGGGAAGAAACTGTAGGTAGATATTTCGATTTCTTTCAGAAACATCTTGCAACTAACTGTAAATATTCAGTTTCTTCTGCTTACTTGAAAGAATTAAAAGAAGCTGTACTTTCTTTAGAAATTATGCCATCCATGAGATGCTTAATGACAGCAGGAGAAGCTCTTGAAAAAGAAAATATTGCAGGATATAATTGTGCTTATCTTCATATAGATCATCCTCGTTCATTTGACGAAGTGTTATACATTCTAATGAATGGTACAGGAGTAGGATTTTCAGTAGAATCTAGACATGTAGAAAAACTTCCAGTTATTCCAAAGGAAATGCACCCTACTGACACTACTATACTCGTGAGAGATTCAAAATTAGGATGGGCAAAGGCATATAGAGAATTAATTAGTTTATTATATGTAGGAGTTATTCCAGAATGGGATCTTTCTAAGGTAAGACCCGCAGGATCTCCTTTGAAAACATTCGGTGGCAGAGCAAGTGGCCCTGATCCATTAAATAATTTGTTTAAATTTACTGTTCAAAGCTTTCAGAAAGCCGGAGGACGGAAATTAAAACCTATTGAATGTCATGATATTATATGTAAGATAGCAGAAATTGTAGTTGTAGGGGGAGTGAGAAGAAGTGCATTAATTAGTTTATCAGATTTAGGAGATGATCAAATGAGATCTGCTAAATCAGGTCGTTGGTGGGAAGAACATCCTCAAAGAGCACTAGCAAATAACTCCGCTAATTATCATCATAAACCTGACGTAGGAACTTTTCTTCAAGAGTGGAAATCTTTGTATGATAGTAAAAGTGGAGAACGAGGTATCTTCTCTTCCACTAATGCTAAGAAAAAAACACTTGAATTAGGGGATAGGAGAGAAGAAAGAGATGACTTTGGTACTAATCCATGCTCTGAGATAATATTAAGATCACAAGAGTTCTGTAACCTTTCTGAAGTAGTTGTTCGTTTTGATGATAAAGAAGAAGATTTAAAAAGGAAAGTGAAACTCGCTACTATTTTAGGTACATGGCAGAGTACTCTTATTAATTTCAGATACTTACGTAATGACTGGAAAGAAAATTGTGAGGAGGAAAGATTACTTGGAGTATCTTTAACAGGAATAATGGATAACAATAAATTAAATGGAGTAAATGAAACAGGAAATCTTCCAGATTTATTAAATTCTTTAAAGAAAGAATGTATAAAAACTAATAAAGAATGGAGTAAAAAATTAAATATTAATCCTTCAAGTGCTATTACCTGTGTAAAACCATCAGGTACAGTTTCTCAATTAGTAGATTCAGCAAGTGGTATTCATGCCAGACATTCTAAATACTATGTACGTACAGTTAGATCTGATATAACTGATCCAATAGGTAAGTATATGGTAAAAGCAGGAGTACCATCCGAACCGGATGTGACTAATCCTAGTAACGTGATAGTCTTTTCTTTCCCTGTGAAATCTCCTAAGAAAGCTACCACAAGAGATAACATATCTGCAATTCAACAGTTAAAATTGTGGGGAATATATGCTAAATATTGGTGTGAACATAAACCATCATGTACTGTGACAGTAAAAGAAAGTGAATGGCCTGAAGTTGGAGCATTTGTATTTGATAACTTTGATGATATATCAGGTATATCTTTTTTACCTTACTCAGATCATGTATATCAACAAGCACCTTATCAAGAATGTACAGAACAAGAGTATAAAAATTTAGTTAAACAAATTCCTAATTTAAATTGGTCAAATTTAAGCAGTTATGAAGAAATTGATATGACTATTTCCTCACAGGAATTAGCATGTACAGGAAATTCTTGTGAAATTCCTTAAAAACAACCTTTATAGAGATAATTTATTATGATTTATGGAAGAGTAGGAACATACGGTATTACTGATGAATTAATAACATGGTTAAAAGAAACTTTTCCTAATAGATTACCATCAGGAAAAGGAGCAAGTATAGAAGATTTAAGATTTTTACAAGGACAACAGAAAATTATAGAAATAATTGAATCCGAATTTAATATTAGTAATCAAAATAATGATACCTCAGAAACTTCAATTAACATTTCATCTAAACAATAATGAGTTGGTTTTCAGAAGCAATAAAAAGAAACACTCCTAAAAAAAATCCTATTACAAATGCTGTCGAACAACTTGGAGGTGGTGCTAATAAAACTTTAAGTATATTATTAGGAAATAATAAAGGTGGTGGAGGATTACAAGGATTATTTGATTCCAATAATATTGGAGGAATGATTCAAGCAGGATTAGGTAATGTAAATCCTTTACTATCTAAAGGAATGAACACATTATTTGATATAAATGAAGAGGGAAGTGGATTAGGTAAAATAAGAGGATTCGGTAGTAACTTAGAATCCATGTTAAAAGAAAATTATATAAGTAAAGAATTAAGCGATGGATGGGCTACTCAATCTGATAGACTTATTCCCGATAAGTATCAAGACATATTTAAAGGACAACCTAATCTAGGTATACCAAACATACCACAACCCGGACATGGAGCATTTGAATATCTTAATGAAAGAACAAGACAGTTAGCTTACGTTGAAAATAAATTGTATAATTTTAGAGATTGGTTTGAAGAAAAAACTGGTTTTGGTCAAATGCTTGGATTAGCAAAAGGAAAAGATAAAGGTGGAGGAGGAGGTACAGGAGATAGTACAAAGCCACCACCGCAAAGAGTGAAAGGGCCGGGAACTCTTGAAGGTAAAGCGGCTAAGTTTGTGATGAATAAAAGTGGAGCGAAGTCAGGAAGATCTTCACTAAAAATAAGTAGAAGAGGAAGAGGAGGTGGAAGTTCATCTGGTGCAACTTCTTACAAATGGAAAACTAATATGTAACATTATAAAAGGAAGGTTGAATGTTAAGAATTGTTTCTCAAAGAAAAGTAAAAGAAAATTGGAAAATATATAAAGAACAAATTAGAGATGCAATGACATCTACAGATGGAGGGTTATTCTTTTTTCAAGGTAATACTAACGAAACATTAAAAGGTATTTATTCTAGATTAATGAATCCTTTTAATCATCAAATGCACTTATGGGTTGATAATGAAGATGAATATTTATTATTAACATATATACAAGTGTGTGAGTTTACAGAAACAAAAACTTTATTATTGTTTTCTTTAACTAGGACAAAAGAAGTAGATAAGGAAACTATAATTCAAAGATGGATTGATGGGTTTCCTATTATAACAACTTTTGCAATACAAAATGATTGTAAAGGAGTTACTGCATATACTGATCTTGATTATTTCATTAAGGTAGCAAAGGAATTAGCAGAATCAGTTGAACAAGATATAATAATCCGCTACCAATACTATGTTCCATTATGAAAATATATACAAAAATAATTTATGAATGGCTAGATGACCATTTAGTAGAAAAATCTTCCGAATCTTTTGAATACGAAGGCGACCTTACCCTATGCAGCACAGGTGGAGGAGGTGGAGGAACTATCGGTCAAGTCACTAAAAATGTTTCAGAAACTACTACCGATGTCCTAACAGATCCGGTAGGAGCTATTGCAGACGCTCCTAAAGCTGCTGTAGAAATGGTTGAACAAACTCCAGAGGCAATAAAAGGAGAAGTAGAAAATGTTGTAGAAAAAACTACTGATTTTGTAAAAAATCCTTTAGGTATATTTGATCAACCACAACAACCAGTAGAAGAACCAGTAGTCGCACCAGATAAAGAACCTGAGATATGGACTGCATCTGGCTACAAAGGTAAGAAGAAAAGAAATAATCCGTTCTTAGCTATAGACAAAGGAAAGAAATTTGCTAGATCAACTTCTCAATTTAGAAGGCCAACTTCCAGTATTAAAAAGATTCCAACTTGATATAAAATATGGAATACATTAGTGTAAATGATAATACCTCTGAAGAAGTAGGTTATGCTCAAGGGATGTATGCTAACCTTGAATCTCATAGATCTTCATTTTTAGATAGAGCAAGATCTGCATCAGAAATAACTATACCTTCTTTACTAGTAAATGAAGGACACTCTCCCTCAACAATTTTACATACTCCCTATCAATCTATAGGAGCAGAAGGAGTAAATAACTTATCTAGTAAACTATTACTTTCACTTCTTCCACCTAACTCACCCTTTTTTAGGTTAGTAATAGATGATGCAGAATTAGAACAATTAGTTTCAGATAAAAGAGGAGAAGTAGAAGAAACATTAGCTAAAATTGAACGAATGGTTCAGCAGGAAATAGAAGTTCGTGCATTACGTGTTCCTATTTCTGAAGCATTAAAACAATTAATTGTAGCAGGAAATGTTTTGGTTTATCTACCAGAAAATGAGCAGATGAGAGTTTTCAAGTTAGATAAATATGTAGTTAAAAGAGATTCAATGGGTAATGTGTTGAAGATCATAGTTAAAGAAACTATGTCTCCATTGTCCTTACCTGATAAAGCTAAACACTTAGTTTCTGAAACAGACGAAGATGAAATTCCAAAGACTAGTATTGATCTTTTTACCTGTGTTAAATGGACAGGAAGAAATTGGAAAATACATCAAGAAATAGAAGGGAAAGTAGTTCCCGGTAGTGAAGGATCATTTCCAAAAAATAAAAATCCATTTATAGCTTTACGATTTACACATATAGATGGTGAAGATTATGGTAGAGGATTTGTAGAAGAATATATAGGTGATCTTAAATCATTAGAAACTTTAACTAAAGCTATTGTAGAAGGGTCTGCCGCAGCTTCTAAAGTCTTATTCTTGGTTAGGCCTAATGGTACTACAAGAATGAAAACATTAGCAGACTCTCCTAATGGAGCAATAGTTATGGGTGATGCTAATGATGTTTCAACATTACAATTACAAAAATCAGCAGATTTTAGAGTTGCACAAGAAACAATTAGAACTTTAAGTGAAAGATTATCGAGAGTATTTTTAATGAATTCTTCAGTCCGTAGACAGGCTGAGAGAGTGACAGCAGAAGAGATTAGAATAGCTTATCAAGAATTAGAAATAGCTTTAGGAGGAGTTTATTCTATTTTATCTCAAGAATTTCAACTTCCTTTAGTTCAACTTATAATGAATAAAATGAAAAAGGAAAAGAAATTACCACCGTTTCCTGATGATTCATTAAAACCTATGGTAATTACTGGAGTAGAAGCATTAGGAAGAGGTCAAGATTTAAATGAACTAGCAGGATTCCTTCAACACCTTTCACCTCTTGGGCCAGAAACAGTAATGAGAGAATTAAATGTTAATGAATATATTAATCGTTTAGCCGCCTCACTAGGTATAGAATCTAAAGGTTTGATAAAATCTGAAGAACAAAAACAACAAGAGGCTCAAGCCCAACAAGAACAAATGCAACAAATGCAAGAACAGCAAATGATGCAGAGTATGGGAGATAAAGTTATTCCCGAAGTAGTTAAAAATGAATTACAAAATCAACAACAATAAAAAGGAAGGAAAGATATGGCAGATACAAATGTAATTGAAACTCACGAAGATGCTCCTCCTGAAAGTCAAGAGCATATACAGGAGATGATTGATAAGGCAGAACGTGTTCAAAGTGTACCTAGAGATGATGGTAAACCCACATGGCTACCTGACAAATTTGAAAATCCAGAAGATTTAGCTGAAGCGTATGCTCAACTAGAACAAAAATTATCAGGAAAAGAACAAACTGAAACAGAAGTTGAACAATCTCCTTCTCCTCAATTAGCAGACACAGATAATGTAGAACAAGCCCTTAAACAACAAGGATTAGATTTTAGAAAATATGCACAAGAATATTCAGAAAAGGGTGTTCTTAGTGAAGAATCTTATGCTGAATTATCTGAAGGTGGAATGACTAAAGATGTTGTAGATACATGGATAGCAGGACAACAATCTATAGCAGATCAAATAAAAACAAAGGCATTCGATTCAGTAGGTGGAGAAGAAGAATATAATTCTCTTATAGAATGGGCAAAAGATTCATTATCAGAAAATGAAATAGATGCCTTTAATAGAGCTATTGAAAATCCAAATACAGACGATGTTATTTTTGCAATTACATCTTTAAATGCAAGAAGAAATTTAGCAGTTGGTGAAACTCCAACGCTTTTACAGGGTGATACAGGTACTAAAAAGGAAGGGAATTCTTTCAAATCCGTAGTTCAATTAACTAAGGCTATGCAAGATCCAAGGTATCAGAAAGACCCTGCTTATAGAGATGAAGTGACTGAAAAGTTAGCACAATCATCTATAATGTAAACTCCATAAATACTACAGACATAGTAAATTTTAGCCCATTGAGGTGGATAACTTTGATTGAACAGTTGTGGTTATAAACGGAGACTTTTATAACTAAATGCTGGAAATAAATCCAGCTTAACTTAAATCAAAAAGGAATAATATGGCACTTCAAGGAGCCTCAAATGCTTTAAATGCTGCGGCACAACGTAGTGGACAAAGTAATGCGGCAGGTGACGTACGGAATTTATATTTAAAACTGTATGCCGGAGAAGTCATGACAGCTTTTCAAACGAAAAACATCATGATGAACTACTGCCGAGTGCGATCAATTAAGAAAGGTAAGTCTGCTCAGTTTGTTATGACAGGTAAGTACCGATCCGCAGAGTACCACACACCGGGTAATGAGATCATGCCGGATGTGGTAGCAAAAAATGCAGAGAGAGTAGTCTCTGTCGATGATCTCCTAATCGCTGCACAATTCATCCCTAATATTGATGAGGCAATGCAACATTTCGACATCCGTTCAGTCTACACACAGGAATCAGGTTATGCACTTGCAAAAGCTGCCGACCAGAATATCCTTCGTATGGCTGTAAAAGCTGCACTTACGACAAATAAACAACGTGCAAGTAAAATGATTCAAGATTATGATGCGTTTGATGATGAAGATTTCACAGCAAACGTGACATATGCCGCTAACTTTGCTAATTCAAAAAAGGCCGCCTATTTTATGGAAGGTCTTATTGAAGCCAAACGTATCTTAGAGAGTGCAGGAGCACCTCTTGAAGATCTTGTTTGTGTAATGGCAACAGATCAGTACTACTCTTTGTTTAAAACTACGACAAATAGTGAAGATATTACTGCTTTGACTATGTTTAATAGAGACGTAGGCGGAGGTGGATCAGTAAAAGATGTTGATCTACCTACTATTGCAGGAATTCCTGTAGTAAGAACTCCACATATGGGTTCATTAGCTGCGGCTGCATGGACAGGTTCATTGTGGTCTACAGCCGATCCAGCTATTTCAACTGGTCAAGCACCACTTGCAAACACGGCAGGATCAGGTAGGGCTTCTCATTACAATCTTCCAGCAGCGTATACAGCCGCAACTGCTTCAGGTAGTAATATCGGTGCAGTTGGCGGTCTTGACGGTTCGTCTGCTGTTAATCTAGAGGACGAATCTTTAAAAGTTCGTGCTTTAGTAATGCATAAAGATGCTGTAGCTACAGTAAAACTTATGGATCTTTCCGTTGAGTCTGAGTATCAGATTGAACGTCAAGGTACATTAATTGTTTCAAGGTATGCTATGGGTCATAACGTGCTACGACCAGCAATGGCAGTAGCTATGATGGCTCCGGCATCTTAATCTAATTAAGGGCAACAGGAGGTTCTCTTCCAACGGAGTGAACCTTCCTCTCTCCATTACCTCCTGCTCTGCCCTTTAACTTCTCTTCTTAATCAATCATGGCAACATTAACAACTACATCTAAACTAGATGCTGTCAATTCTATTCTTATTGGTATAGGTGAAGCACCTGTTAATACATTAGGTTCTGGATTACAAGAAGCAGAAATTGCTGAAGTAATATTAGATAATGTCAGTAGAGAAGTTCAAAGTAGAGGATGGACATTTAATACTGATATAAGAAAAACACTACCTAAAAATAGTGATGGATATATTAATCTTCCTTCTAATTACCTAAAAGTAGATACAACAACCTTACTTAGAGATTATGATACTGATGTAGTAGAAAGAGATAGAAGATTATATGATAGAATAACTAATTCATTTGTGTTTACTGATGATATTGTTACTGATGTAGTAGTTTTATTAGACTTTGATGGACTACCAGAAGTAGCACGAAGATACATAACTCTAAGAGCTTCCCGAAAATTCCAAGAAAATTTACTAGGATCACAGACATTATCACAACTTCAAGCAGACGAAGAACAAAGTGCATTTATTGCTTTACTACAATCTGAAGGTGAAATAGGAGATTATAATATATTTGATCATTATGATACATACAGGCATGTAGATAGAAGTATATCTACATCTACATCTACATTAATTTAAGTTATACATGGCATTAGTAACAAAATCTATTCCTAATCTTATTAATGGAGTATCTCAACAACCTCCCGAAATAAGATTACCTACACAAGGAGAAAGCCAAGAAAATGGTTTAGCTACTGTTGCTAAAGGATTAGAAAAAAGACCCGGAACTACTGTCGTATCAAAAATACTTGATTCAGTAAGTGGTTCATTTCATATACATTCAATACGAAGAGATGAAAATGAATCTTATACAATATTACTTGGGGGAACTAGTGGTTCTTCAAATGATAAATTTCTCCGAATATTTGATAAAGATGGGTATGAAATGCCTGTCCAAAAAAATAATTATGCAAGTACACCAGTATTTTCCACATTAGACAATGCCGGACTAAGTTACTTTTCTGATGTGGCAGATTTTTCTACAGATGTAAAAGCCACAACTATTACTGATACAACTTTTTATGTATCTAATAAGAAAACTATAGCAAAAGCTAGTCATAATGACCATGTATCTGGTCAAGATACTACTTCTTATATTTCACCTAGAGGATCTGACGGTCTTGCTAGTTCTTCTTACGAAGCTCTAGTATATGTTAAAAAAGGAGGGCATAATAGTAAATATGTAGTAAGTATTAAGGTAGGTAGTAATTATTATAAGGTAGGATACCAAACTCCGGCTACAGTTCCAGTAACTAACGCAGAATATATTGGTACTGACACAATCGCTCAAGCCCTTCATCTTGGTAATGATGAATTAAGTGGTGATGGATGGGGAGAATTTGATGCGACTGATGATGCTAAATTAAAAAAGACAGGATTCGGAGGTAGAAAACCTACTGCTAATCAAAATTTAGATGGAGATACTGATACTGATTTTAAAGAAGGATTTGATGGAAATATGCCATCAGGTATGACATGTACTAGATTAGGTAGTGTACTTCATTTTAAACATACCTCTGATTTTTCAGTTTCCACTACTGATTCTCATGGTGATACAGATATATTTGCAATAAAAGGAGCTATTGGAGGTGGATCAGTAAGAAGTTTTGCATCTTTACCGGGAGAAAATATTCCTAATAATTTTATTACTAAAATATCAGGTGATGATACTGCACAAGAAGATGATTTTTATGTAAAATTTGAAGCTGATGATCAAAATAAAGGAGTATGGAAGGAATGTGTAGCTCCAGAAACAGTACAACATATTAAATATGATACTATGCCACATAGATTGGTAAGAGTATTTGATGATTCTAAAATAGTAAATAATACTTCTTTATCCAATCATAATCCTTTAGGAATAACATTTGTATTTGAAGCAGTAGTTAAGACCGCAGATACAGGAAGAACAGTAGGAGGAGCATCTAACACAGATTACTCTAGAATAGGGTGGAATGCAAGATTAGCAGGAGATGATGAACTAAGCCCATTTCCTTCTTTTGTATCTACTACTATTCAAGATATATTCTTCCATAAAAATAGAATAGGTTTTTTAGTAGATGAAAATGTAGTAATGAGTGAAGCAGGAAATTACTACAATTTCTTTCCCACAACAGTTATAACTGGACTAGATAGTAATCCTATAGATGTCACAGTTTCCAATGATAAAGTTTCCCTCCTTAAACATGCAGTTCCATTTGCAGAATCACTTTTATTCTTTTCTGAACTTCAACAATTTAGTTTAAATTCTGCTGGAATTCTTTCTCCAGCTAGTGTTTCTATTGATGTTACAACTCAATTTGAGTCAGATGCTAATGTTAAACCTGTTTCAGTTGGAAGATATGTTTTCTTTGCTTTTCAACGAGGAGAATTTTCAGGAGTAAGAGAATATTTTGTAGATAATACAAAAGAAATTAATGATGCTGTAGAAGTTACTGCTCATGTACCACAATATATACCGGGAAAAATTACCAGAATGATTTCATCAAGTAATGAATCAATTCTTGTATGTCAAAGTAGTACAGAAAAAACTAATTTATATATTTATAAATATTACTGGCAAGCTCAAGATAAAATTCAATCCTCTTGGTCAGTTTGGAAATTTGGAACAGGAAATGAAGTTGTTAATTGTCAATTTATCGGATCAACATTACAAATTCTTATAAAAAGATCTGATGGTATGTACTTAGAAAATATTAATCTATCCACAGATTCTTCTGTAGAAGTTATGGAAGATAAAACTTCAGTATTATTAGATCGAAGAGTCAAACTAAAATCTTCTACAACTGTAGATACATTTTCAGATATTCCTTATACAGGAATTCAAAGTATTACTATTACTAATGCAGGAACAGGATATACAGCAGGAAATCTTACTGCTACTGGTGGTGGAGGTAGTGGTTTTGCAGGTACATTTACAGTAGGAGGATCTGGAGAGGTGGCAACTGTAACTATTACTAATAGAGGAACAGGATACTCGTCTAATCCTACAATTAATTTAAGTACAAGCACAAGTGGAACAACAGCAGTCCTAACTCCAGTATTAGAATTACCTTCTAATATGGTATATGTAAATCAAAATGCTAGGAAAGTATTACAGAGTGATATAGATACATTAATAGCAAGTGGAGATACAATATTTGCAGGAATTCCATATACATTTAAATATGAATTTACTAGATTTCTTTATAAAGTAGAAGAAGTAGCTTCTCAAAATGCTAAACTACAATTAAGAAATATAAATTTATTATATAATAATACAGGATTTTTTAAAATAAAGATTGAAACTGCACCTTATACGATTAAAGTTCCAGATCCAGATAATGCAGGTAGTACAAAAGATATTACTCCTCGTAAGGCTTACGAAAAAACATTTAGTGGATTAGTAACTAATAGTTCTCAAATTGGAGAATATAAATTATTATCTGGATCTTTTAGAAGTTCAATACTTTCTAATCCTCAAAATTGTAAAATATCTATTGTTAACGATGAATATCTTCCATGTTCTTTTCAAAGTGCTGAATGGGAAGGATTCTTACATATGAGAGCACAGAGAATATGAAAATTTATACTGAAGTAGTTTATTATTGGGATGATGCTAAAGGAGAATTAGTAAAAGAGTCTGAAAAATCATTTGATTATCAAGGGCCATTAACTTTAGCAGAACCGATGACAACAATAGCAGCTATAATAGCGGCTGTACAATTAGGTACAACATTATGGGGGCAATTTAAAGGTCAACAAGCACAAGAAGAAGCATTAGAAGAACAAAGAAGGCAAGAAGCTATACGAAAAGCACTAGCTATTAAAGGATATGAACGAGCAGAAGGTAAAGCTATAGGTCAGATAGCAACATTACAAAATGTCGTAGGAAGTGAAATAGATGATACTGAAACTAATTTAATATTTGAAGCGGCTGTCGCATCTAGACGAAAAAAATCTACATTTGCCGCACAAAATTTACCTAAAGGAAAAAGTACTAAATTCTTTATTGATAGATCTTTTGGAGATGATTTACGAAAATTAGAAACTGCTAAAACTACTCTTAAAAAGAAAAGAGCAGATGTTCTTTATAAAATAGAAGCTGTTGAACAAGATCTATCTGACCAATATTTTAATATGGAAACGGCTATAGCAGGATTTGGACAAATAGGTTCTTCAGATAGAACCTCAATGTATTTAAATATGGTTAATGGAGGATTAAGTTCATTAGACACTTATTTTAAATATAAAAAATATTTCACTAAACCTGAAACTCCTAGTACTAATATTCCTCCTGCTCCTACAACTCATACCTCAACTAATGTTCCTAGTGCATATTAATAGAGATAATATAATATTATGAAAAAATCTGATCATCTTCAAAATCAAGCTAATGCCTTGATAAACTTCGGATCTCAATTATCTCAGACTGGTCTTTCCTATTTAGAATTACAAGCTCATCAAAACAAAGTAAATGAGGCAGATAGAGTAGCTAAACAAAAAGTATTAAAAGAAGAACTAACAAAAGCAGAAATAATAGGTAGACAAATTGCTGCTAGAAATCCTAATATGTCCATAATGGAAGAGGTCATTGCTCTTAAAGAGAATGTAGGATTAACAATAGATAATCCTAATTACCAAAAAGTTATGGAAGCAATGGAAGAAGGATTTTATTTAAAAAGAGCAGAAGTAGGTTTAGCAAGTTATAATGCTGAGATCAAAAATAATGCTGATAATCTAGGAGAAGAAATATATGAAAGATATTTAGAAGCTAAAAAACCTACAGTAGAAAATGCAGGGCCAAATCCTTATATAAAAGAAGGATTTAAAGGAAATTTAACTCAATTCTCGGCTGAACATCTTGAAGATTTAAGAGTAGCTACTATTTCCAATTTAGTAAATTCTAATGATAAAGAAAATAGATTTGGTACTGTATTAGCTAAACCGGGTAATCGTATTAATTACGATCCTATAAAAGCTGTAATAGCAAAAAAACAAAATGAATTAGATGATCAAGAAAGATATGACTCAGCATTTGATGAGGTAGAAGAAGATATTAATCAAATAATCACTCATGGAACTACTCGTATTGATTTTGATCAAACTTCTAAAAATCCTAAATCATCAGGTAAATCTCTGGCACGTATAATACAATCTCTTAAAGATAAAGGATTATCAAATACTGATACTAATAGAATTGTGTATACTTCTTTAAGATCGGGATTAGAAAATGAAGTTTTAAAACAAGATATAAATATATTAAATACTAATTATTTTGACAATTTAATATCTATTATTCACGATAAGACGACTGATCCTAAAGATGGATTAAGTTTATACATGAAAGATAAACAAGCTGGCAATCAATTATTAGAAAAAATAAACCAAAAGAAAAAAGATTTACAAGCTAGATTTGATAAACAAGTAAATAAAACTACTAAAAGTAAGGAAGAAGGACTAGCATCCGATGCTACAGCATCCTTTACTTCTCTCGTAACTAGAGCTTTAAAAGAAGGAAATACAAAAGGAGATATTAGAAGAATTATAAATGAAATGTATTTAAAGCAAGGAGTAGGAGAGGATTTTGAAGGTATAAAATTTATGGATACAGGAATAAAAACTAATTTCATTACTTACTTAGAAAAACTTTTTGAAGAAGCACCTGAAGATAGTCCTCCAGTTTCATCAGAAACTATAGAAAAAACATTAGGTAAAGCAAATGGAGAATTATCAGATATTATTAATAAGCTATCTGGTACAAAATTAAATCAAGTAAATCCTCGTTCTACAGCTACGCAATTTAATACCGCACTTTCTGAATTAGACACTTTATTAAATAGTTTACAAATTATTGAAGATGATGTAGTGGAGGAATTAAAATATGGATGGGAAGGAGAATCTGGATGGAATACAAAAATTCAGAATGCTATGGGAAAAGTAAGGGAAAAGAAAAAAGATATTCTAAGATTTCAAGTTGAAGGATCAGATTTAAATTCTAAAGAAGGAATAGCTCTTAAATTTGAAAGTGAAAATACTGAATATGAAGAAAGTAAAGTAAGTTATTTAACCAAAAGTGATCCAGTTATTACACGATTACTTTTAGATGCAGGAAAATTAACAGGTTCTTCGGAAGATTTAGAAGAATTTGAAAAAATGTCTGAAGAATTTTATACATTGCTTAATCAAACCTTGAGAAAACCTAATGTAAATTCTACAGGTCTAGGTATTTATTATAATACACCTTTTTTATATGGAGAAGCAGAAAGAAATAAATTAGATACTCAATGGCAAGGAATACTTCAACGTGTGACAGATCAAAGAAATGGAAAAATTATTATTGATGAAACACGACAAAGAAATTTTGAAGTAAAATTAGAAAAAGAGATGTCTAATTTAATAAAAAATAATGAAGGTGCATCTCTTGATATGTTAGTTAAAAAAATACAAGGGTTTAAAACACGTAATGAGGATGCTTACAATGATGGAATTATTGGACAACCAACATTTACTAGAATTAAAAATTATCTAGATACAGCAATAACGAATAAAGAATCAATTATAGATGAACGATATGGTAGAATAAAAGTTTTTAATGATTCTACAAGCAGTCTTAGACGATATTTAGTAGGTGAAACTGAATCGGGGATTACAAATCCATTAGTTACCCAAAATCATCGTATTCTGTATAATGAAATGGAGACAGAACATAGAGCTTTACAAGATCATTTAACAGATATATCTAAATATTTTCAACCGAAAAAAATTAAATCTCCTACTAATGAAAATGAAATTATATCAGTTCCTCAAGCTGATATGTTTTTATCTGGTACAAGTATTCATAATAAAAGAATAAGAGAAAAAGCATTTCGTACCCATCGTAATTTAATGTTAAATACTATTACTGTAGAACAGGTACAGCAAGAAATATCTAATATGAAAAGTAATCCAGAAAAATGGAGTGATGAAGAAGTAGAAATAATGGAAGCTGTTGCTACTTTTGACTCAGTAGCGGGAAGATTAAAAATATTACAAGACGGTACAAAAGCATTGAAAATAGGTCAAGGTAGTAGTGTAAGTAAAAAATATAATGCGGCAGGTCGATTTTCTGAAGGAAGTGAAAAAGAAGAGATTAAACCAGATACAGATCAAGATTTAACTCCTATGCTGAATCTTATAAATACAACAATTACTACGGATTCCTCAACTCAATTAAATACTAGAGAAAATTTAGTGAATAATATTTCAGATATGAAAACAATAGAAGGTGGTGGAGATAGTTTAATTCCTGAATCAACCGATAATATTACTAAGGAACAACCAATAGAAGTTGATAGTTCACTTCTAGGAGATGTTGTTACACCTACACGATGAGGAGTAAATGACTGAAGAAATAAAAGCTAAAATAGAAGAACCTGAAGTTAACAAACATCTTCCTTTAATAGTTAGACAATACCTTATGAAAACTGGTATTTTTGATCCTGAAAAAGGAACATATGCTAACTGGTCTGCTAATGATATTATGAGTAAGATAGAGAATGATGATAGGTTTCCACAAAATATAAAAGATCATTTTTCTACATTTAGAAAGCAAGAATCAGTTGAAATAAAACAAGGAGAAACAGAAAAAGAACGGACTTTTGAAGATCTGACATTACCTTTTAAAGATCAATATAAAGGTTTTATGTATGGATTTTATCAACCTGCAAATAGTTTATATAAAGCAAAGACTGATAAAGATCTTCTTCCACCTCCTGTCACTACTGGAGGACAAATTGCACAAGTAGCAGGACAAACTACAATGAGTGTGCTTACTGGAGGAGTAGTTACAAAAGCTATCTCATCTCTACTTCCTACACAATTTATTCAAAAAACTCCTCAATTTATATCGAATGTTTTAAGTCGAATAAAAGGTGGTGATAAATTAGTTAAAAAAACTAAAAAAGCTACTGAAGGTTTAAACAAAACATCTTTAAAACCAGTTCATGAAGCTGTAAAAGCTGGAATAGGAGAGACACTTATTCTTCCTAAAGAATATAGAACAACTCGCATGATAGCAGATATGTTTGGAATAGAAGAAGGGCCAATACATGATATATCTGGTATAGAAGATAAAGAACTTTTTGAAGAAAAATGGGATGGTTTTGTAGATGGTGCTTTGACGTACATGGGAGGTACAGCTTTAATTCCTGTAATTAAAATATTTGGAAAAAAATTATGGGAAGCCGGAGCATTGGCGACTGATCAAATAGTTACTAATGAACTAGTTGCTCCAGCTTTTAATTATTTAAAAAAAGAATTAAAACGAATTGCAAAAGATTTTAAAGATTTATATCCTCAATCAATAATTTCTGAAGAAGAAATAGCAATAAAAGTTGAAAAAGATATTCAAAAACAAGTAAATAGATATAAAGGACAACTTAAAAGAGCAGAAACTCTTAAACTTAAAAAAGAAGGAAAAGGAAAAAGTTCAACGAAAGAAGCAGATAAAAAAATTGTAGATGAAATCAAAGAGTTACAATCTAAATTCCAGGGACTTGAAGAAAATAAAATAGACTGGGCAGAGTTAATTAAAAATCCTGTTAATTTTGAAAAGATAAAAGGAGAATTAAATTTAAAATTAATTAATGAAGAAACAGATGTCATTAAAGTTTTAGAAATTATTAATAATAAAATTAGAGGACAATCTAAATCTGTCACTATGGCAGAAATGAATGCTGCTTCTAATAAATTAATAGAAACTTTAAAAGGTCTTAAAGTTGACCCAATGCAATATATTAATACAATAGGAACTCATGCTCACGATTTACCTGCACAACTTTTAGCGGCTCAAACTTTATTAATATCTCAAGGTAGACAATTTATAGAAGTATCAAAAAAAGTTAATGATAAAAGAATAAAAACTTTACTTCTACAAGAAGAACTAGGAAGTTTACCTCAAGCTCATAAAATGGAAGAGGTCTTAGCACAAGCAAAAGAAGCAGGAATAGAAAAAGCTACAAAAGCAGAATTAATGGAAGTACTTGAAGAGTACCTCAGATTAAGACAAATACATAAAGTTGTTAATGGTGCAAGATCTGATACAGGATTAGCTTTAAGAGTATTACAAGAAGTTAAAACTGGCGATGTGAATATGAATGAGTTGTTCAAACGGATGGGTGTTCAAGTTGAAAGAGTAGCTGAAGCATCAGGTGAACAAAATTGGGAACAAGCTATTGAGGCTATGGCAGAACAAGTAGCTAATTATACAAATCCCTCACAGGCTGTAGGTCATTCTGTAGGTGGAAGTTTTTGGTATGATGTATTTCAATTAAATAATTTTAAAAATATTACAGGTATGCTATCTACCCCCTCTACCTATGCAGTTAACTTTGCAGGTACAGGGATAATGAATATATTAGAGACACAAGAAAAGTATCTTGCGGCTATGTATACTAAACTCCAAAAGGAATTAGGCATTCCTGTAGAAGGAGCAACAACATTTGATGAAGCTAATGCTTATGTAGCAGGAAAATTACAAGCATTGTTATCGGCTGCATGGTATACAGATTCAAAAATGTTACAAAGAAGTTCTATTGGTAAAGGTTTAAATACTTTTGTTACTGGTAAAGCACCAAAAGGCCCATTATCTCATGAACTAACTCAGCAAGGTTTAGTAGTTAATGAACAGACTTTAGGAAATACAAAAATAGGAGTTCCTGATGTATTATCAGCAGGATTAGTTAATAAATATTTAAATAAATTAAATCCTAAATTACAATTAAGAGACAATGGTGCATTAGCTAATTTAATAAATTCATTAGGTGTTACATTAAGTATACCCGGTAGAGTATTACTTTCTCAAGATACATCATTTAGAGATTTAACATATATAGGTGTTGCACATGAACATGCTTTAAAAAGAGCTAAACAAATTGCTGGCCCAAATGCCTCTAAAGAAGTAATAGATAGCCATTATAGAGAACTTATAGTAAATTTACCAGAAGATATACATAAAATAGCAGATGTAGAAGCTAGTATTTCTGTTTTTCAACAGCCATTAAATAAAAAAGGATGGAATATAGAAAATGCTATAGGTCAAATTGAAAGATTAAGAAATGCTAAATTAGATCCAAAATTAAAAGATAAATGGGTAGCCGATGGACTTCTTCCTAATGCACTTTCAAGTTTTATATTATCACAGTTTCCTTTTATAAGAACTCCTTATAATATTATAAAACAAGGTGTTCAGAGATCTCCAATTCAAGCAGGATACGAAGGATTTACCGTTGCAAAAGATGCCTTACAAGGTGTTCCTCATGCTGTAGGTAAAACAGTAAATACAGGTGCAAATATATTTAGATCGAAAGGTAAAGAAAAAATATTTGTAGGTGAGAATCCATTTAAAACAAACAGATTTTTAACAGATCATAAATATAGGTCAGAGTCATTATCTAAATTAACTACTGGAGCAATGTTATTTGGATCTGGATATTGGTTTATTCAAGAATCAATGTCTGATGACGGTCTTGTATTAAATGATAAAAAATATACTGTAGAATTAAGTAAAAAAGATGCTTCACGAAGAGATATAGATAGTGAAGAAGGTGTTATTCCTCCTGCTATTCTTAGAGAAGATTTAACAAATGGTCAATTAAGTGTACTTAATACTGGAAAAGCTGATCCTTTAATTCAATTAATAGCGGTTGGTGCTATATATGGAGCATATGATGAATTAGTAAAAGAAATTAAAGCATTAGAACCTCATAAAGTATATACACAAGAACAAACTGATCAAAAATTAGAAGAACTATCCTCTTTAATGATGTATCAAGTTGGTACACTATTATGGGAAAAATCTAGTTTACAAGGACTTAAAAATATACTTATGCACTCAGGAGCTACAGGTCATCCGTATGCTGATCCGGGTAAACTTTTAGCAGACTTTAAAGCAAAATGGATAGGAAAAGCACCTTATAGTGGATTTCTTCAAGGGTTACATAGATCAATAAAAAATCAAAAACATTTTGAATTATCTAGACAAAAAAGAGAATTAGTTAAAAAAGAAAATTCAAAAAAAGGAGAATGGATTGAGGGATTTGATGGTGTCAAAATTCCATTATTTGAAACTTTAGAAAATGGAGAAATAAGACCATATAGTGAAGATAAAATTCAAGCTATTGGAACATGGCAAAGAGCTTTAAATGCGTGGATTGATTCATTAAGAAAAGAATATATACTTGATCCATCTTTAGATATTGCAGAATATTTTAATAATGGTGGAGAAAGTCCTATTCGTAGAGGAGCATGTCAAATGTTTGATCTTGAAGGAAATAATAAAGGATTTTCTGTACAAGAAGCAGAGACATTTCAACGAATTTATGAACAAATGTTAGCTCCTGTATCTTGGAAACAAGTTCAAAAAACAAATACAAGTACTTTAATAAGAAAATTAGATATAGATTTTCCTCATCATAAACGATGGTACAATGCTCCAGTAAGAGGTACAAAAGAATCAGTTCCTCTTGATCCTACTATGCAATGTCATTGGGGATTAGGTGCTGCTTTACAAAATAGAGAAGTTTTTAATTCTCCTAAATTTAATACTTTAGTTCATATTTTAGAAGGTAAAAAAATTAAAGATATCCCATCTACTCAATTAAAAGTTCCAATAATAGGAAAAAAAGGAAACATAACATATAAATATGTACCTAAATTTACTCCTATAAAAGAAATAATTGAAACATATCCACTACTTATAGATGAGAAAAATGATGTAGCTTACTTAGATAGTACTTCTAGAATTGCTTTAAAAGAAGAAGTTCAGGAATTATTAAAAATTAATAGAGTTATAGGTTGGGAAGGTTTAAAAGGAGAACCAAGGTTTGCAAGTTTACAAGGAAAAATGTTAGAACTTCAAATTATAAATAATAGAAAAGTTCAACAAATGCAAAATACTCAAGCTAAAACTCGTATGACAACTCCAGACAATACCACTCAAATGAGTAATTAATTATGCCAGTAGACTTATCAGGACAAGGGCCATTTAGTTATGATAAATATACCGTAACATCTGGTCAAGCAGCAGATAACCATAGTGCTAGAACTTTTACACTCGTTAAATCTGAATTTAAACCCGGAAATAACGAAACTTTAGAAGTTTTAGTTAACGGAGTTAAACTTAAAGGAACTGGTTCATCAACTTCTGCTGGAAGTGGAGATGAGTTTTATGTTAATAGTGCTACTTCTCCTAATCAAGTAACTATTGAAACTAATAGTGTTTTAAATAGTATTACTGATAGTGCAGTTACAGCATTAGCAGAATCCGATCTACTTGTCATAAGAAGAATATCAAATAGATCTACAGCAAATGTAGACTTTGCTCCCGGATCTGTAATCAGAGAACAAGACTTAGATAACAGTACTAACCAGACTCTTAATGTAGCTCAAGAAGCTATTGATATTGCATTACAAGGAGTTGTATTAGATGCTGATGATAAATTCAATGCAAACAGTAAAGTAGTTAAGAGTGTTGCTGATGGTGTTGCAGATAATGATGCAGTAAATAAAGGACAATTAACTGCCACAGAAGTAACTACGAATGACTACAAACTAGAAGCAAAGGATTGGGCACAGAAAAATGATGGTCAGGTAAAAGCATATTCTGGTGGATCAGTAACAGGAGGTAATTTAGACTTTTCTTCAAAGGCTTATGCTTCAGTAACAGGAACTAATGCACCTACGGATGGATCAGCAAAGGAATGGGCAAAGACTACAGGAGAAGTAGTAGCAGATTCAGAATATTCTGCAAAAGAATATGCACAAGGTTCAGTATTAGCGGCAGGAGGATCTTCTAAAAACTGGGCGCAATCAACAACAACTCCTACTACTACAGCCACAGATGCATCAGCTAAAGAATGGGCACAAGGAACATCTACTCATAAGAATGAGGGATCTGCAAAGCAATGGGCTTTAGGAGGTGGATCATTCGTAGAAGGAACTGAGGTAACTTCTGGAAATTATTCTGCAAAGAAATATGCAAGTAATGCTTCAGATTCCGCAGATGCAGCAGCAGCTTCAGAAGTAGCCGCCAGAAACTCTGCAAACTCAGTTACAAATATCCTTGACAACTTTGGTGATAAGTATCTTGGAACAATG